TTTATATTCTTCTTCTGTATCTGTATCTTCTTAGGGTTATCGTTCGCTTTCGATTCGGTTACCGAATCGGTTTTAGGTGAGTTCTTTGAGAAGACCGAAACAGGGTATTTCAACAATCGTTGTCATGTCGAAGTTGCGAAGTATCAACACCAAGTTGAAAATAATCGACAACTCGGCAAGCGAGGCGGCAGGCCAGCAAAAACCGAGTCGGTAACCGAATCGAAAGCGAACGATAACCCTAAGAAGATACAGATACAGAAGAAGAATATAAATACATCGTCGAAATTCGACGAGTTCTGGAATGCTTGGCCCTCATCAAAACGTAAGGTTGCAAAGTCAGAGTGCCAAAAGAGGTGGGTAAAGGCTGGACTTGACTCAGTGGCTGAGACCATCATTGCTCAAGTCAACATCCTGAAGGTGACTGACCAGTGGACTGGCGGGTTTGAGCCTGCGCCGCTGACGTACATCAACCAACGTCGTTGGGAAGATGATGCAGGCACGCCAGCCGTGGGTCGGAGGGTCATATGACCCCAGTCGAGCGTATGTTGGGTATGCTGACCAAGGTCAAGGGTCGCAATGGCTCTTGGACGGCGTGCTGTCCTGCGCACAACGACAAAGGCCCATCACTGGCAATCCGTGAGACATCAGACGGGCGCGTATTGCTTCATTGCTTTGCTGGTTGCGAGACATTGAACGTGGTGCAGGCTTTGGGTATGGACATGACTGACTTGTTTCCGCCTGACGACAAACGCCGCGAGTATCCAGTTGAAGGCAATAAAAGCATGAAACCTGCGTTCTACGCCAGCGACTTGATGCGAATCATTTCGTTTGAGGCGTTGGTGGTTTCCATCTGCGCCTACGACATGGCTCAAGGCAAGAAGTTAAGCGAGGCCGACAGAGAGCGAATGAAATTATCACAACAGCGAATTGAAGAGGCAATGAAATATGCAAATGTCTAACGTACATAAGAGGGCGCAAGAGTTGGATGAGGCTCGTCGCATCCGTATCGTTAAGCCTGACGAAGTTGACTTTGAGAAGTACCTCAAGGCAAACGACGTGGCCCAAAAGGTAAAGCAGGCGGGCGAGTTTTTAGATGAATTGCAAGAAGAACTTGCAAGCCCAGTGGTGGACGTTCACCAGACTATGCCGTGGACAAAAACTCATCAAGGGTTTCAGTACCGCGCAGGCGAGGTGACGTTGTACGCTGGTGGTAACGGTGGCGGTAAGAGCATGGTCACAGGCATGATTGCTTTGGGCCTGATTAAGCAAAATCAAAAAGTGATGATTGCTTCTTTTGAGATGAAGCCCAAGAGGACATTGTTTCGTATGCTCCGCCAGTTTGCGGGCGAGAACATTGATGTCCCACGTTACACGGATAAGACACGCTATCTCACAAACTTATTTGACCGTATGAAGGTCTACGCTCACGAGTATCTGTGGCTGTATGACCAGCAGGGTACGGTAACAGCACAGCAGGTCATTGCTGTATCGCGTTACAGCGCTGTGGAGTTGGGCGTGCAACACATTTTCATTGACTCGTTGATGAAGTGCGTGTCTGGTGAGGACGACTACAACGCGCAGAAGTCTTTTGTTGATGAGTTGACTTCATTGGCCCGTGACCACAATGTCCATGTGCATTTGATTCACCACATCCGCAAGTTGCAGAGCGAGGAAATCAAACCAAACAAGAACGACATCAAAGGTTCAGGCTCTATTAGCGACCAAGTGGATAACGTCTTAATGGTGTGGCGCAACAAGAAAAAAGAACACGATGCACAAAACGGTTCTGTTGACCCGATGATTCCAGATGCCTACTTGATGTGTGAGAAGCAACGCAACGGTGAAACAGAGGACTGGTATTCGCTTTGGTATCACAAAGATAGCCAGCAATTTGTCGAGTATCACGATTCAATACCGATGTCATTTGACAACGGAGGAAGATTTTGAACTATGGCAAGGAGGGCGAAGGAGAAGATGAGCATCGTCACCGTTGTCTCGTTCGGGAAATCATCACGATGCGTATTAAAAATCGCGATAGCGCGTACCGCTGGTTCAATGGTTACGTTGATGAGCGTGGGAAACGTCACAAGGGATGGAACGAACTTCATCCCAAGTCCCGCCTTGAGGCGGATGTTAGAGACCCGTGAATAAAAAGTACACCACAACCAACGACAAAATCCAATTCATAAAATCCCCTCTATGGTTACTTTGACCATGCCGCCAACCTCGTCTGCCCAATACACGCGCAGGTCTTCTATAAGGGCGTCGTCTTGCATAACCCCCGCATAGGTCATGGAGTCAAGCAATGCTTTTAAAAGATTATCCAAATCACGGCGACGACGGTCTGGGCGGAAGGCTTGAATCTCCACCTTCACCGCGTAGTCGATGTGCTTGGCGGCACGCTGTATTAAAACTTGGTCAGCAACTGCCTTGCGGTACTCGCGCAAAAAGATAAGGTTGGAAAATGAAAACGGAACCAGATTTGATTGACATCATTGCAATGTTAGTTTTGCCCGCCTTGATTCAGAAGCAGTCTAAGGTTGCAAAGTCAAAGATTGATATTGCTTATGAGGCATACGAGCAAGCAAGAGCAATGATAGATGTGCGCGAAGACTTCATAGATAAAAGGGGTGATTGATGGACACGCTTCTTAATATTTTTGGGTTGTTTTTTTTAGTGTCAGGAATGGCGGCTTGGGCTATTGCCGCAATTGTTTATGTTTTATATCGGATGTCACAGCGTCCACCAACGGAGGAAGAAAATGTTTGAAACTTTTGGAGAGTTTTTTTGGGCTTTCATGTCATTGTCTGGATTTATGTTTTGGATAAGTGTCGTGATTTTTGTTGGTCTGGTAATCAAGCGCAACCGCGCAAAAAGAAAGGCGTACTATGAGTGAAGACAGAGACCCGCATAAGGCGGTTGACTACATCCTGCTTAATGGCAAGAAGTTCGCCAAGGCCAAGGCGGAGCGTTGCTACATTGAAGAATATCGCAAGTCTTTGAAGGCCATATTGATGAAGCGAAGCATGGAGAATGCTATTGGTGCGCAAGAGCGCGAAGCATACGCGCATCCTGAGTATGTGCAGTTGCTTGAGGGGTTGCGCGAGGCAATAGAAGTAGAAGAGAAACTCCGCTGGGACTTGCTGGGCGCTCAGGCCCGCGTAGAAATCTGGCGAACAGAACAAGCAAACAACAGAGCAGAAGGAAGGGCAACAGTATGAAAAAGATTTTTATTGCAGTATGCGTATTGGGCGCATTGGCTGGGTGTTCATCGAACAAAGAGCCGCACGTTACGATTCAAAACCTCATCATGGACAGAAACGTCCAGCCATTGACTCGTGGCGAACAGATTGACGCAATTAAGGATTGCCAAGAGGTTGGTCTTCGACCGCGTCTTGTGTACGCCAAGCGGCAGGTGAATGGTTACACCACGGAGACCGTCATCGACGTTATTTGCGCCAACAAGTATGCGTTTTAATAGTTTTCAATGGGGGGTCATCCACGGCTTATCGTGGGTGGTCTGCCTCGCTGACGGGTGGATTATCCATAACCATGTTTTGTTTGGTGTTGGTTTATTCTTTATGGTCTATTCAATGTGGAGGATGATTGTGACGGCAACACCAGAAGACGAAGAGTTTGAGCGCATAGAGCGTGAACAGGCAAGCGGCTGGCGCAAGCGTCAAATTGCCTCGTTGAAGACCAGCGTCGAGTCTTTTGACGACTGGGAGCATAGTCACCGCCCAGACCAGTACAGCGTAGAGCGCCGTGCATACCTTGCAGGGTTTGATGCAGGCTCACGCAATGAGCGACTCAAAAAGGAATTGAATGACTGACAAACCAAAGACCTGTCAGGTGTGTCGCCTTCGACCAGCAGACAAGCAAGTCAAAACCAGCAGAGGCGCTCCGCAATGGCGATGCCAAACGTGTCACGATTTAAAAAACAGAACGGGTTTTACAAAAGGTAAGCAATGACTGAAAAACCAAAGATTATTTTTGCTGAGGGTTGCTTTGATGGCTTTGAGGGTACGCCAGAAGAACTGGCGGAAATGCTGGCTGACATCCACCAGATGGCTGAAAGCGGAACCCTGTTTGAGAACGCACAACCCGTTGACGAGTCCGATGAAGAGTTCATCAAGTTCATGCAATCCCAAATCCCTACACGCCAATGACCACACTCAAAGAGAAAAAGCATATGAGCGCCGTTGCTGAACTAGGGTGCGCCGTATGCCGACGTATGGGGTACGAGGGTACGCCAGCAGAATTGCACCATCCAAGGCGTTTAGCGGGGGGCTGGGGGCGTTCTAGCCACATGAGTGTCATACCGCTCTGTCCTGAGCATCATCGGGGTTCTACGGGCCTGCATGGCCTCGGAACTAAGGCGTTCCATAAGCATTACGGGTATGACGAGGCCGACCTACTCAAAGAGACGCTGGAATTGCTTGGTGTTGCTCCCGCGCAACATTAGGGTTTTCCTTAGAAATTATTTTTATAAAGTTGTTGACGGCGTTTAATTTGGGGTTAAACTATCATCACTGACAGCAATTAAGCAGTCAGGCAAACAAACGAAAGCGAATCATGAAACTAAACGACATCTCCCTCACACAAGTAGACACACTCGGTAACCTCTTGGCTCAGATTGCTGAGTTGACTAAACAGGCTGACGCTATCAAAGACGGCATCAAAGACGCCGCATCTGCTGGTGGCGACAAAGTAGTCGAGGGCAACCTCTTCAAAGCAACATACATCGAGAGCAACCGCTCCGTGGTTGACAACAAAGCCCTGTTGGCTGAGTTGGGTGCGACTGCCGAGCAGATTGCCCGCCACACAAAAACTACCGCTGTGTTCAGCGTCAAAGTAACTTCACGTTAATCAGGGAGCCAACATGAAAAGCACATCTTGGAAAAAAGATTACTTGGTCGTGTTGTTCAGCGACTACGACAACACATGGCGCGATGTGACCATCCCCTGCACCTTCATGCAGGCAATACGGTTTGTTCGGGCCAAAGGCTGGGCGGACAGCAAGAATGTCCGCATAGTGTCACAGGCGGATTTTGCCGCCCTTTCACAGCGCGAGGTGACAGCATGAAACACGCACAAGCAGATTACATCAACGCAGGCTACAGGTACGAGAAGGCCAACAGCGCCGATAAGGCGCGGGCCGTGGCGGAGGGCATCCGCAGGATGCTTCAGGACGAACACATTGACGAACAGTCAGACGCACGTTACTTTGTTGAGCGTGGTCGTAAAGAAGCGAGGGAGACAGCATGAGCAATCACGTCATAACCAACAGCCTGAACGGTAAGTTCAAGTGCGAGTTCTGCGGCACGGAAGAGGCTCCGCCCTTCATGCCTGCGCCTATTGACGTCATCATTGACGCGATGGACTACTTCATCGACCAGCATAAGGACTGTAAGCGACCCCAAAGCGAGTCGGTTATGTCTGAGTACATCAAAGGCTTTGACGCAGGCTACAGCTACGTCCTGAACGAGATTGAGGTGTACATCAAGCAGTACCCAGACAACAAATTTGCACTACAGGAGTTGCTGGCCCATCTCAAGATGGAAGGCAAGCCGGAATGAAGCGAAGGCATCCGCTGGCGTGGGTGTTTGCCAAAAAGAAAACCGCCAAGCGCTTTGACAAGACCAAGTCGGCGTCATGCAGGCGTAACCACCTGCGGTGCTGGGAGGCGCTGGCGCGGTTCCTACATCTCAGGCATAGGGCATGGCAGTACAAGCCTGCCCGCAGTTACAGGGTTAAGCGCAATGGGTGAGCCAATCAAGTCACCTTTCTGGGAAATCCTTCAGCGTGAAATAGCCGCCCGCAAAGAAATAGCGGCCCGCAAAGCATTAGGGAAAGTCCCTACAAATAAAACAAAAATATTTTAAGAAAAGTGTTGCATCGTTTAATTTGGTGTTATACTAACTTCACTGCAATAAGCAGGTAACAGCGAAAGAAAAGCGAAATGACAAACTCAACAATTCAAATCCGTGGTAACTGCCAGTGCTGTGGTCACCAACAAGCCGTTGTAAATGGCACAATGTCTAAGCACGGTTACACCGTTGAGAATGGCTGGTTCAGTGGTGTTTGCTCTGGTCGTAACTATGCTCCTATGCAAGTAAGCCGTGAGCATACAGACGCTATCGTTGCTCAAATCCGCGCTGAAGTTCCCCAGTTGATTGCACAGGCTGACAAGGTTAAGGCTGGTGAACTCACCCCAACAACAATCAAGATTCGTAAGGGTAGCGAAAAGATGGAAGTTGCATACGCTGACGCAATGCCTTGGCAACAAAGCCAAGCCCGTGACGCAATGGAGTGGAACCTGCGCAACCGTGCCCGTGCTGGTGAGCAGTTTGCTAAAGACATGGAAAATTTAGCCACCAGAATCCACGGTACAGCATTGATTGAAGTTGCCAAGAAAGAAGCACCAGAGTTCATCAATGTGGGCCACCAGAAGTCTGGCAACGACATGACCTACACCTGCACATCAGTCCAAGGCGCTCGTGTGTACTACAAGGTGCAGAAGGGTGACAAGGTCTTCAAGGGCTGGATGGGTTGCCAAGCGTGGAGAAAGATGGCAACGGTTTAAGAGGG